ATAACCGTGCCCGATGCGTGCGCCGTACCCGCCCAGACAAGCGACACGATGTCAGAGACACCCAAGTCACCAGCCGCCAAGGGCAGGAACGGGTTATACTTGTTCGCCGCCGTGCCCGTGTTCAGCAATTGCCCGATGCCCAGCGAGGCGGTCGAGGTGAACGTGGTGGTCGCCCCGGCGCCGCCGGTCGTGTCGAGGTAGTTTACGATGCAGGTCGGCGCGTTGGCGCCCAGAGCCGTGTCAGCCGCCACAAACATCTGGAGGCCCACGCCAGCCGGGTAACGGTCGCCCGTCGATCCGCTTGATCCAATCGCCGTCATGGTCACGGTCTTTGTGCCCGTGGTCGAGACGTTCGTGCCTGACAGCGGGACAAAGCCCACAAGGTCAATCGCCATCAGGAACCAAGGCGCACCCGCCGCCGCTACAACAGTCGCCCCGGCCCCAAGGAAGTGTTTCGTCGCCGTCGAGACGTTCCCGCCGTGCGGGATGACGCCCTCTGACCATGTGTCATCCGTGGGAACATAGGTGAGGTCAGTGCCCGTGAACGTGGACGCTGCCGGGTATCCGGCATGGCCCGACAACAGCGTCCAGTGTCCAGCCGTACCGGCAGACGACAGCGTTTTCGTCGAGAACGCATTGCCGTATTTGCCATTGGTCGTGATCTGGTTGATCAGGTCGTCTTGAGAGCTAAAGCCCATGCTAGTTCCATGTCGTTTCGAGAATGCCCGCCAGGAATGACGAGGCCAAAGAGCCAGCATGACCGGCTGCGAAAAGGTTGAGGACAGCGCCGTCCTTGATCTGGGTGGGCACCTGATGGATCACCGAGGCGAACTCATCGCACGCCCCGTAGCTCTCAACGTTGCCCGTTGTGGTCCGGCGCGCTTCCTGCGTGATGTAAGCCGAGAGCAATGGCTGCACGATAACCAGCGCCATCAGTCCGCCGCCACCTGCCGTGAATGTCACGCTCTGGATGGACTTCACGCCCCGGTCACCAGCTTGCAGGGCAAGGTACGGATGGAAACTCGCCGTGCTGCCCACGCTGGAGGAAACCACTTGGCCACCACCTGCGATAACAAACGTGTTGTGTATCTGGCTTGTTCGGCCTGCCACGCCGTCTTGGTTGGTATAGCTGAACGTGAATGTCCCGTTTGTAGAACTTGCCGACTGGCCCACCGCGACAACCCGGCCCCAGTCATAGCGAGGAATCGGAACCGTGTTGGTCATGTCCTGCTGTTCGCCGACCGCGTCCGTGTCGATGAACGGATAGTAAAGCAGGTAGTCTGCAAGGATGATCTGCTGGCGCCCGTTGGCCGTGCTGGTCGCCCCGCTTGCCCCGCTCATCAGCTTGAGGTTCTTGAGCCATTGGGTTGCCGGTGTGACTTCCGGTGTGGGTATGCCGCGAGACGCTTCCAGTTCAGCCGCGACCAGCGGTTCAGACGCGTAGAAGTTCGCCACAGGGCTTCCGGGGAAATAGCTGTAGTCTATCCATGCGCTTGTCGTGGTCGCCGTGCTTGAGACTGCCTTGCGGAAGCCCGTGACATGGTATTGCCCCGCGTCTTCTGCGTCGGCCCACACACGGAGGTTGCGGAACCCCGCCATCAGTCTTCCGTGCCGTCCAGATCGCCCGCGCCGAACTGCGGCTGGATACCTGACGAAATCGCCAGCGATGCAGACAGCGCGCCTTTGTAAAGTATCTTGCCCGTCGAGGATGCTGCCGTGCCAATGGCGAAGTGCGTCGCCGTGGCGCTCGATCCCGTACACTGAGGAAACTGGATCAGCGCCGCGTTCGTCACCGCGTTTCCTGTCACCGTCCAGCCCGCAACAGAGCGAGCGACCGCGACACGCGCGTAAGACGTATAAGCCACCTCGTTGGTCGTCTGGTTGCCCGCTTCGCCAGGATCAGACGAATGCAGCGACACATACAGGTTCGTCAGCGGCGACGAGGCTGCGTTGTCTGCGATGTTCGCAATCGCCGTGCCGATAAAGATAAGCTGAAGCAAATCCGATTCGAACGTATTCCCCTTAGACATCTATTCCACTCCGATTGCCCGGCCATCCGGCCCGCGTTTGATTGTCTTCGGCCTGCCAAGCGTGGCCGCCAGCGCTTCCATTGCCTTCGCCATTGCAAGCGATCCGGTTTCGGATGACTGCGCCTGACGGTTTGTCTGTTCCTTGCCCGCTGCCGCTTGCTTCTCGCCCATCACGGCCTGCATTTGCATCTCTTCGCGGCGAAGCTGCATTTCTTCGGCTTTCAGGCCCATCTCGCGCTGCTTAAGCTGAAGCTCGGCCTGCTTGATCTCCAGCTCGACGCCCTTGATCTGCGCGGCCATGCCTTCCTTCTGCAATTCCATCTGGGTGCGTTCGCCCTCGGCCTGCATTTCCATCTGAAGCCGGGCGGCTTCCATCTGCGCTTTCTGGGCCTCAGCCTGCATTTTGGCAGCGTCCTGCTGTTCAAGCTGCTTCTTCAGTTCCTCGATCTGCTGCATGGCCTGCTGAAGCTGGGCGCCAGCGTCCATTTTCTCCACAAGCGCTTTCTTGTTCTTGAGCTGGCTGGCCTCGATCAGCACATCCGGCGGGATCGGAACCCCGGCCTGTACCATCGCGGTAAGCTGCTCAAACTGCTCATGCTGGAGCGTGATCATGTCCGGCGCGGCTTCTATGATGATGTCCACGTCCATCTCTGCCAGCGCGTTCTGCACAGGGGGCTGCATCGGAGGCATACCCATCGGCATGGGCATGACGTTGCCCATCTGGGGCGGCATCTGTGGGGGCATCTGACCCTGCATACCCATGCCCGGAACACCGCCCATCGGAGGGGCTTGCGGAGGCATTGGATGGCCCGGTTGCATTTGGCCCGGCATCATCGGTTGGTTGACCGGCGTGAACCGTGCGCCTGCCGGTGCCTCGTCATCGCTGATCCGCAGGAACATGGGCTCAGTCCAGAACTGCTTCGCCCGCGCCCAGAACGCCCTATAAACTCTCAATTTCCAGTCGTTGTGCGTGTCGTACAGCGTGTTTTCTTCAGCGAGGCCCGCGTTCTGCTGGGCAAGGATCGCGCGGCCGGACTGGTTCTCGACACCGCGCCCTTGCAGTCCAGCGTTCGGACCCTGCGCGTCAATCTCGTTCTTGGCGTCCTGAAGCAGCTCAAAGTTCTGGGCAACCTCGGCCTGGGACTCGATGAACCCCCAATCCACACCCATTTCGCCGTTCGCAATCAGGTGCGCGTCAGCCCGTGCAACTTCTTCCTTCGGGTTCGTGTCCGGCGGGAAGATGCCCGCTTTGCTCCAGATGCGGCGGTTCTTGATCAGGAACAGCGACATCGACCGGCGATAGTTCATCTCGGACTGAGGCCCGATCATGTCGCGCACAACGCCGTAGCGCTCGTTCTCGCGGGTCACATAGGCGGACGCTGCAATGATAGGGCAACAGGGCTTGCCATCTTCATCGAGGTATTTAGACACGCCTTCTTCCAGCACACCACCGCCGCTGAAATAGGCATAGTTCCAGACGCCATCCGGCGCGCGCCAGTAGATACACGCCACACGAACCCGTTGACGGTCTTCATCGCCCCAGCGGAACCGGGGCTTGTCGTCGTATCCCTCGTCAGTCGTATCACCGGTCAGCGAGCCTTTGAGCGCTGCCTCAGCGTCCGGATTGTCCGGGAACAGCGCCAGCGCGTCTTCAAGGTCGTACCAGTTGTGATAACCCTTATAGCGTGCATCGCTGAAGTCCGGACGACGTGAGCGCGGGTCATAGAAGAACTGGTCAAAGTCGATCTCCTTGCCGACAATGCCAAAAGCGCCTTGGCCCTTCTCGTAGCAAATGTCAATTGCCCAGATGCCTTCAATGCATCCAGACTTGAAACAAGAGCTTGCCAGCTTGTCGAACCGGATCGTGTTCTCGATGTAGTCAAGAACGTCCGTGGCAACCTGGGCCTGCTCCTCGTTGCCGGGCTTGCGGGCAAAGGCTTTCGGGTCAGAGCGCGCCTTCTGCTCGATACCGCACAGGAAGTTCACCTTGCGCTTGATGCGGTTCATGGTGACAATCGGCTGGCCGCGCCGGATCAGGATTTGCTTTTCGCGCTCGTCCCATTGCGTGTCGTTGTAATTGTCATACCAGTCGCGGTCCCGGTGAGACAGCTTGCGCGCCTCGTTATGCGCGTCCTCAGCTTGGCGCACCCACTTCTTATAGGTCGCAATGTCCTTACCGGCGAACTCGCTGTTCACCGGATCAGGGCCGCTGTACTTCTCGGTCTGAGGCTTGCCCGCAATCATACCCGCCAACTATCCCCGTCTGGCGCCTTGGCGCGGTAATCGCTGAACGCTTGCGGCTTGGGCGTGGTGAGCGGCACAATGGCCGGGTGCGCCATGTCCAGCGCAAGGCCCATCATCGAACACACGTCCACAGCGTCATCATGCTTACCGGCTGGGAAGGCTAACAACTGTTTCAACACGCGCTCTCCCCTCTCGTCGTCCAGCAATGAAACCTCACCCATTGCTGCCCGGCTCTGGAACGCACGGGCACGGGTCGCCTTGTCGTGTATCGAGGGCAGCCATTCCATGCGGCAGCGCGTAGCCGTCTCGGTCATGCGGCGCTTCAGCATCGGCTCGATTGCCTTCTGGATCACACCAGCCTCGCCAAACGCACAGATCGGCTTCCACTTGCGGATCATGTGCAGCTTTTGCTCTATCCACTCGTCCGAAGCGGTCTGGCCATGCCACCAGTCTAGCTGGAAGATGCGGCCTGTACCGTCTACGCCCCAAATGGCGTGTTCCGTGTAATCGCCGTCACCTTCGGTCACGGCATAGTCGCTGGTCATGTAGACGTGCACACGCTCGGGCGGCTTCTCGTGGCGTTTGAACCAGGCTTTCAGGAAGAACGTGCCGTCATCGGGTGCGGGTTGTTGTTGGTAGAGGGCTGACCAGTCGCGCGGGCCAATGGCGGCCTTGGTGCGGTTCAGCGCGTCAATCGGATACCATTCAGGCCAAAGCGCTTGCCCATTGCTCAGGATGGCCGGCAGGATCAGCTTGTCCCATTTGTCCCCGCCTTTGGCCTCTGCCTCTAACAAGCGGCCTGCAAGGTCAGATTCGTGCCAGCGTGTTTGTATTAAAATCACCGCGCCGCCCGGCATCAAACGGGTGTAGGCCGTCGAGGAATACCAATTGTAGACCGTCTCTCGCCGGGTTTCGCTTTCCGCTTCCTCGCGGTCCTTTACCGGGTCATCGATCAACAACAGATGCGCGCCGCGTCCCGTGACTGCCGTGCCGACACCTGCCGCCACATACGATCCGCCCGCACTTGTGTTCCAGCGGTTAGCGGCCTGGCTGTCCTCTGCGAGCGTGACGCTCGGGAACACGTTCCGAAACCTCTGCTCCCGGACGATGTTCCTGACCTGCCGTCCAAAATCCCCTGCCAGATCGCTGTTATAGCTTGCGGTGATGACCTGCTTGTCCGGGTTGCGCCCCAGATACCACGCCGGAAACCTCTTGCTTGCCAGTTCTGACTTGCCGTGCCTCGGAGGCATGAAGATCATCAGGCGGTCAATCTCGCCCCGCTCTACCGCTTCCAGCTTCTCGCAGATCAGCCGGTGATGCTCTGCCGTCCTGTACTGCGGGAACGTGTATTCAGTGAACGCCGCCAGCGTCTCTGTGGCCGCCAGCCGTGCGCGCTTTTCCTGAAGCAAGTTCAGCCGCGAGAAGTTCGTCGAGTTCTGCCGTTGTAAGTTCTGCAACATCACGCTTATGGGTCACCGTGCTGTCTACCTGGCTCAAGCGGGCATGGACGTAAGGCGCCGCTGCCTTTGCCGCTTCAAACCGCTGGGTTGTGTCTAGGCTTTCGTCGCGCAGCAGGCTGAGCATGTAGTCGAGAGGCAAAAGGCCCTCGCCTGCTTTCAGGATTGCCTGCTCAGTTAGCTTTGTCTTGGCGCCTTTGGGGCGGCCTGAGTTCGGGCGCGGTCCACCTCTAGGCACGGTCGCACACTGGTTTTTTGCTATCAATCATAGTGTTTCTACCCTAGGGCACTGTTTTGGCGGGTTTAGACCACACCAAGGCATCGGTTTCGCCAACCTAGGCGCGGATACGAAGCCCATAATCGTCCTTCACCGGATACCCAGACACTTCCAGCAGGATCAATAGCTCCTTAGTGCGCCCGCCTGCTGTGGTGATGCGGTGTTCCAGCCAGCCGCTGATAGAGCCTGACAGGCGGAACGTTGCCGTTGTGGTCGTGTTGCTGGCGTTGGATATGCTCAAACCGGTGACGACGTTGGAGACGCTTGCAATCGTGTCTGCGCCAAGCCAGCCGGACCAGTTGACGGAATAGTCGAGGGTTTCGTTCTCATCCTGTGTGGCCACGATGGCGTTACCGCGAGGCTTGAGGCCGCGCAGGACGGTCTTGCCTTGCTGAAGAACCTTGATGTAGCGGTCGGTCATCAGTCACGCCATCCAATACGGCCAATGGCAACAGCAAGGCCAAGCCCGAGGCAAAGCAGGATGGCAATACCGAACAGCATCACTTGCGTTTCCCTTTAAGGCTGGCCAGCTTGCTTTCAATGCGAAGGCGGTAGGCTACAAGCTCGTCAATGTCGGACATGACGCGGGCCAAGTGCTTGCGATCCTGGGTGAGGGTTCTGTCTATGCGGACAAGCTCCGCCTCCAGCTCCTCGCGTTCGGATCGCTTGGCGGGCATCAGGCGTTGCGCTTGGCGGCCTTGTAAACATAAACCGTCACGCCTGCGAAGATCACGAAAGCGACCATTGCGACAAGCTCAGACGGA